ATGGGTAAAATATTGCTGTTTGCGGAAAAATTCGTCCCCTTCAGTGTAATTTCTGCGAATTGCCAGTATTTTTTGGCTACTTAGGTCGATTGTGACGATGTAAGGTATCTTAATACCCGTTTTTTCCTCATCTAACGGGTTAATATGCTCAAAACCAGTTAAATCCAGGTCAGTATGCACCTCTAAAAGCGTACATTCCTCCCCATCTGCCGTTTTTTGTACCCCAGAAAGCTCTCTTTCCTTCTTTTTTAGTTCATCATCTTCGGTATATGGCGATAATTCTATGTCTCTATAGAACCCACCTGCCTGATATTTACGCACATCGTTTAAAGTCATACGTACTACATGGGTAATTCTTGATGCGGACGCTAAATCAGTAGCATTATAGGGTACCACTAGGTCATCTGCGGGTACGAAACGAGAAACTGCACGATCTAAAATATCGTCAAAGTATACTTTTTTAAAAGCACTACCCGCCAGTGGTAGATAAAACAATAATCTATCCATCTCTGGGTCGTATTCGTCCATAACATGAACTATCTGATAGTTCATAAAATCTTGAATTCGCTGAGACTGAGCTACCGTTTGTGGGGTAGACGTTCCAATCACTTGCGTTCTCACGGGGCCAGAACTTGGTAGCAGTTCTTTATACGCTTGTGCCTGAAATTGAGTGACAGCCTCAGCGATCAGGGGATGGGTGACACCACTAGAACCTCTAAATGGTTCTTCTCTCTCTTCATACTTTATACCTAATAAATCTAAACCATCGGTATAAGCATCTTGCCATTCTTGGCGACCTGACGAATCTTCTTCATAGTAACCGATAAGCTCATTTGCAATATCAGTTAATTCTTTTTCGTCTATCAGCTCCGCAAGGTTCGCATCAAAATCAGTAAGTAATTCTTGCGTTAACTCTTCAGTGACATCTTGTCCTTCTATAATTACGCGAGGTAATTCATTTGGATCTTCTTCGATCTCACCTTCTTCTTCCTCAACAATAATATCCTGATCTTCTTCGTCCATAATCGGCTGCCCCATAGGAGGCATCGATTTGTCCATCATTGATTCTGCCATTTTACTTTGTTAACCCCTTAGATTTCTCATACGTTCGAAGTGATCCCAAACCAAGTAATCCACCTAAAACAGTCATTAAACTTGCCATATCAAATTCTACTAACTGAGGAACTTCCGCACCAAATAACGTAACTACAAATATAATAATAGGTTGTATCACAAAATGGTAGGCAAATGCTACCCCACATACCCAACCAATGAACGGTCGCCACGAACTTTTAAAAAATTGTGGACTAGCCGCTTCAATTTTATTTACCTCTATCTGCGCCATAGCAACGTCATGTGCTTGTTTTTCAGCCATAGTTGCTATCTCATGCGCTAACTTAGCTTTCTGATCTTTATCTTCAATAAATTTATCTAATAATCCTGTAACTGGACCTATAAGTGCTGTTAACATCAGTAATATACCCTCGGTGCTAATTTATAATCAGTTATCTCTTCCGCCTCATCATGGTTCAAACGTAAGAACCCACCTTTACGAAAACGTATTAACGCCATCGACATCGAATCGCAAAAGTCATCATGCTCACCATACGGAAAAGCCGCACACTCCTCAATCAAATCTTCCGCAAACTTTTTCTCTGGTGCCCACACTTTGCCACTCTCAAATATCGGTGCGACCATGTGCATCCTCGTTACCTTATCACGACCTTTGCTCGGTGTATAATTTACTACAGGAATACCCATATTTCGTAACTCGTCCGTTAACGGTGTACCAGTAGCCTTCGCCTCTATCAACACCATATCAGGATCCCANTAATTATACTCNTCCAACGCAGTCTCTTTCAGTTCGGGAAAGTTCCAACGACCCCTCTGAGCATCTAATAAAATAATATGGTCTGCACCACCCTCTTCAGGTTGAAATATACCCCAAGTAGTTATCGCACTATAGTCTGCCGTTTCCTTCTTACTAAATGCCGTATCATAACTTTGCATAATATAATCTACGGGTGGTATCTGTTCTTTCTCCCAAATGTTCCACCACTCACGTTTAATGATCGCTGATTCTTGGGCCGTGGGGTTTTGTTGCCATTGCGCGTTCCATTTACCTGCACTCAAACTCGCCTTAACCTTTAACAACTCCTCCTTCTTCCAATACTCTGGCCATAACACCTTGTCACTAGGCAATATCGCTGGAAACTCAACCACATCCCACTGGTCGCTCATCACATCACTAGCCTGTGCCTTAATTAACTTACCCGTCAAATCTTTTAAACTCCAACGAGTCATAACCACCACTATCGAACCACCAGGCTGTAACCTCTGCCTCGGTCCAGAGGTGTACCACTCATACGCACTCTCTAACGCATTCTCAGATAACGCATCTTGTTCCGAATGCGGGTCATCAATAATGAGCAAGTCAGCACCACGACCCGTAATCGCACCTCCAACACCAGCCGCATAATATTCACCACCTTCCGACGTTTCCCACCGTCCAGCAGCTTTGGAATCAGCTTTAAGATTAACATCTGGAAATACCTCCCTATATTGTTCCGTCTCCATTAAATTTCTAACTTTACGACCAAACCGTACCGCTAACTCAGCAGTGTGTGTCGTCTGAATAATTTTTAAACTAGGATTCTTACCTATCAACCACGCAGGTAATAAATAACTCGCAAACTCACTTTTAGTATGTCGAGGAGGCATATTGACAATGATCCGTGAGCCACGATTAGTTGATAACTTCTCAAATTGCTTGGCTACTTTACGATGATGTTTACCCTCAATAAAGCCCTCATAAACATGATTTACAAAAACCATAAAATCATCTTGTGCCTTATCTCGAATGGTCAGTCTACGCTTGGCTTCCTCCAGTGCCAATATCTCACGAGCCACATCATCACTTACCGCGTTTAAATTCATACCCTAATATCAACCCTCTGTGTCGATTTAGGCTTAGACTGCTCACGCCTCTCCTCTACTCTAGCTTGTTCCACTTGCCTTTTGTCCTTAACAGGCACCAACGGAACACGGTCTTTGATACTCGTTACTTCCATCACGGTTCTCCGTCCAATGATAATTATCTTGAATTATATTTATAAAACCTACAACTTGCTACTACTTTACTACTAATAAGGGGGGCAAAAAATTTTTTGGTCAATTTTTGACCACCGACCAAAAAGTCCGATCCGATTTAAGTACCTAGCCCCCCGCTAGGGATGCGGGGGACAATCCCCCGCTCCCGCTCCGACTAGGCAACGTCCGTTGCCTTGTTATTGTGGTTATCGTTTAGGTATCTAATTGCCTTGCTAGATTGTCCAAATGCTTTGATCATTTGTTTGGGTTTATCTTTNAGTATAGAGATCCAGTGATTTAAATATTGAGCATGATCCTCTCTCACTTGTGGAGTAACTCCCAAGGTACAACATAGAATCGCTGATCCTGTTTCTGCGATCAATTCCTCAAAAGCGTATTCTTTTCTATTCTCTCTTAACTTCAATCTATCTAGTCTATGCTTCGCACCAGTCCAATGCACTAATTCATGTAACAAAGTCGAATAATAATTCTCTACTTGTGAGCTGGTGGGCGTATCAGTGAAAGATCCTTTCATTGGCATTTCGATTATATCGTGTTTTGGTTTATAACAAGGTATGCAATATTCGATATGCTTAATATTCGCNTTTTGACTAGCTACNAATTGATCNACGNTATCAATTGAAAACTCTACGTTTTCNATTTCTGGTCTATCTTCTAGTTGTATGTTTGTTTGTTCAATGTTGAAAACATTAAACCATTTAGCTTGAGGAACGAATACCTTGATCGCATTACCCTGGCTATCTAGTTTAATTTTGCCGTTCTCTTTTTTATCGTATTGGTTAACTTGAAAGTGAACTACGGGCGTTGCTTTTTCGCCCTTGTTAATTCTAGCATTTAGTTTATTGAAGTATTTAAACGTACCCCATTGGTTTGAAGTAAATCCTTTTTTATGAGATGCGATCAACAATCTAATAAAGTTTGATCCCTCGTAAACTTTACCACTTACTAAACTAGTTGGTAATCCACCATTTTTGCATTGTGCAACTAATGGCATGATCCAATTGCTAGATTCTGTTTGCATTAGATTAAGTAAATCATCAAATATTATTTATTATTTTTTCGTTGTCTTTTTTCATCGTCCTTTTATCCTTTGTTATCTGTTTAAGATATAATAATTATAATTATTTTTTAATAACTTTGCAACTATTTTTTAAAATAATTCTCTTTCTTTGAATAATGATATTATCGCGCCAATCGTCAACGCCCAAAATATCACTGCTAAATAAAATAATGATTCCATGATGATCACATCTTGAAATATAACAAACGCAATCATAATTAAATCAATCCCCATCAAAATAAAAAATGTTGATGAATTAGAAAATGTTTCTGAGTTTTTCATTTTATTTCTCCTCTTTTTCTTCTACTGTAAACTTAACAACTTCATAGCCTTCATAGGCTTCACCCTCTCTTAGAGCTTGATCCTTAAAATGCAAAATATTTTGCACGATTTCATTCATATCCTCAAAAGTATCGGCACGTGTCAACCATCTGGTGTGATTTTCATAAATCGTAGTAATCCAAAAATAGTGGCTCCTGGCATGATTTTTCATTTTTTATTTCCCTTGGTGGCGGATAATCCGCCACCATTTAATTAATGTTAATTTAAAATCTTCTTACAGATACCCTTGCGTTTTTAAACGGTTTAGATGGAATTTTTACAATATAATTAAATGCTTCCTCACTAATTAATCCCTTCTTTAAAGCGTCTTCAACGTCGGACAATGCTACGCTACCTTTGTTGACTTGTGGCGGTTCTACCTTAACGATTCCCTGTTTCGTTGAAATCTCAAGAAGTTTATTACCCGCTCGGTTTCTTAGTTCAGTATCAACATGCGTTAAACGATCAACGATGAGCCGTTTTTCAAAATCTTTTTGGATCTTTTCTTTTGCAAGGTTTTCATCGTTTAACTTTAAAATGTTACTTCTAAACTTAATTGTCATCTTGTCCATGCTTAATTTCTCCTCTGTTATTGATTAAACATAATATCATTATAACTACTTTGTAATTAATTGCAAATACTTT